AATATCATCATTGCTACTTATTACAACTGTTTTATCGTAACTTTTATACCCTATTTTCATATTAATTTAATTTTAAAAATTCAGCGTTTTCGTGTTGAACAAACCATTCTTTGTTTTCTTTGTATTTATCTATAATTGCGTTCATAAATACCAGTTCATCTATTGAACTTGTTTTTAATTTTTCAACTATTTCATCAATATTTCTTAAAATATTAGTTGTTGTTTCTGAATCAGTATCGTAAATTACTTTAAATTCAGTTCTTACTATTTCTTCTAAATCTTTGTTTAATGAATTGATTTTGTTTTTAACTTGCTGCTTGTATTGCTTTGTAAAAAATAAATTTTCATTTGATTCTAAAAGTAATTGACTTAATATTACAGTCTTTAAATATTCCATTTGTGTTAAATTTTCTTCCATTGTTTTGCTTTTGTTAGTTCTAAATATGCTACTTCTTTTTCTATTCTTTGTGTATTATAAAATTGTGTTGTTGCTGGATTCTTATTATTAATTTCCCATTCTGGTATAATCAAATTTAGATTAAAAGAATAGATTCCTTTTGGAGTTGAGTTAAAATAAATTGGTGTATCTAAATGCTTTTCACATTCGTATTTCATAGCATCATACTTTTTCTTTTCAAGTAATAAAGTTGCGTAATGTGTTTTTCTACACTTTAATTCTAATCTATGCCCAGTGATGGGACTGTAACAATCCCATCTTGACATCTGATTTTTAGCTTTAACTAAATCAGGGTAAACATTTTCTTTTAACCAGTTGAACAAATCAATTTCTTTCCAGTTATTCATTAATTTCGTATTCGTTATATACTCGTTTTAGTTCATCAATCTTACCTCTCCAGCAACTACTACAAGACGATATTTGCAATCTAATTTGAAAAACATTAAAATATATATCTGATATAATTTTCTGTTCTTTTGGGTTTAATGTTGATTGTTTTGGGTCTAAAAATTCTGTTAATGCATCGTAATCAGATTTAGTCAAACAGTTAATATTTCTGTTATAAGAAAATAATTTATTTAACTTTTCTTTACGTTCATCACATTTGCAATCTATTCCAGTAATATTAGAAAAAGTATCTACAATTTTTTTTATTCCAGTTATTTCTGTAAATTTTTCAATAGTATCACCTAATCCTTTTGAATTATTTTTTTTAGCCATCTTAAATTTTAATTAAATTAAATTTATTATTTTTGTGTTTTATTAATTGTCTAACATTAGAATAATTATATTGTAATGCTTCACAAGCAGATTTTATAGTGTCGTAAAAAATACCAGTATTTAAATCTAATACAATTTTAGCATAAGGATTTTTATTTCCTTCTTGATTTCTAACTCCTTTTTTACAATTATAAATTTTCTGAAATTCTAATTCTTTTATTAAAACTTCTTTTAAATCAAAAGTTTTATATAAAATATTAATCACATCGTTATCAATGCAAAATCCACTTTTACTGGAATGTTTATACAATCTTTTTTGAAGATTTGTTGTAACTCCAATATAATTATCAAGTGTTAAATGATAAATAATAAACTCTTTATTTTTAATTTTATGTAATTTACACATTTTTATTCAGATTTAATTTCTTCGCCATTGTTTTCTTCTTTTAGTGTTAAAATATTTACACATTGTAATACTACATTTGCATCTTCTAAGGATAAAATTCCTTTTGATTGTGCTAATTTTGCAACTTGAATTAATACGTTAATTGCTTCTTGGTTTTCCATTTTTAAATTTATTTAATTAATATTCGTTTTCGTAATCTCTATCTAAATAATCCTGATAATCCTTTTGAAACTTTTCTTTTAATATTTCTTTGTGGTTTTTTAAAGAATTAAATATTGACATTAAACTGATATTTGTTTCTCCAGCTATATCACGCATTGATAAATCTGTGTCCCTATATAGTTTAAATAATTTTTTATCGTACCAATGCCAGTTTTCTATTTCTTCATCAATTAACATACATATATTATGATATGCTTCTTGTTCATCTAAATTAGAATCATCAAATAAACCCCAGCAACCATCAAAAGAAACTTTATTTACTTTTATTTTTTTATTGTAATATTGATAATAAAGTGACCGAAGTGTGAACAACATATAACCTTTACGAACATTGCCATTTATATCAATTAATTTTTCTGCATTTGCATACTTCATTAAAGCAATATAAGATTCTTGTACAATGTCTTCAGCATAATCATATTCGCCCATTTTCTGAATTGTTTTAATCCATTCTTTGTGATGAATCGCTACTTTCTCCAGCCATTTAAAATCTGTCATTTAAACTTTTTTAACTTTTAACCTTGCTTCTTTAGCAAAATCTATAATATCTTTAATTTGGTAATTAATATTAATATGTGTTAATTCTGGGTCTTGTTTAATTAAACCATCAATAAACAATTCTATTTGTTCCCAGTCGTATTTTGATTCTATTTCTGTTAATTCTTGTAAATATACCAACTTTTCTGATAAGTCTTTAAAGTAACTTATTAACATTTTATTGTCTGAATGATATAATAGCATTCTCGCAGTTGATACTTGTAATTCATTTAAATGATTTTTTATAACTGTTTTCATAATTTCTCTATTTCTTGTTTAACTTCTAAATAATGATTGTAAATTTCATCAGTAGCATAAAATGCAACTTTTAATATCTCATCTACTGCTATTAAAGCACCTTGTTTTATGTCTTTTTTTGCTTTATCAAAATCGCCTTGAAACATTACAATGTAACTTGGGTATAAATTAATATATTTATCTATTAATTCAATTGCTTTTTCTTTTGGTGTCATTATAAATTTATTTGTATTTTTTGTGTTGGACAACTCATTTTATGATTCCCATTTCCTAAATTGCAATATTCACATTTTATTTCCCAAAAGTAATCACATTCTAAACCTTTATTAGGATTTACAAAAAAATAAGATTGAATATATTTACTTGGTTCTGCTTTGTATCTATAACATATTTCTTTTAACTCGCAATTTAAACCATTGCACATTGTTATATCTGGCATAATGTTTTTGTTTAATTGTTAAAATATATCTTTTAAAGGGTCGTAAAATGCCCCTTCTATTTGTGGTAATCCAAAACTATTCACTTTAAAGGAAAAATTTTCAAATGATGCATTTCTTGAACGTTTACAACTTACTGTAACCAAACCTTTATTTACTGTATTTAGTTCTAATTGAATTTGTGTTTCTGTTTTCTTTTCTAAAAATGAACCTAAATGCCCAGTTGGTTTATCAGTTCCAAAGTTAGAATGGATTACAGTAATTATGTGGCAATTTAATTCTTTTGTCCATTTCATTAACTTTTGTACTACTGCATTTGATTCCTCTATATTGTTTACATCAGAACATAAATCTGCAATACCATCAATAATAACTAATCCAATATTTTTTCCTTCTAATTTATCATAAAGATAATATTCTATAAAATCAACTCGTTCTTTGAAAGATAATTGTCTTAATGCTAATGTATGATATTTATCTGTTTTTATTCCAGTCATATCAATAGGTCTTTTAAATACGTTTGCAGCGTGAAAGTTCCCTTGTTCAGTATCAAAATGTATTAAATGTTTGTCATTTCTTGTTGCTTTTAATTCACCAGCAAATGATTCTAAATTGCCAGCTAAATAAACTGCTGATAATAATGATACAAAAAACGTTTTCTTTGATTTTGGTGGTGCTTGAATAAAACTAAAGTTACCATAAGTTCCAATTGGTGTTGGATAATTTACACTTCCATCTTTTGTTTCATAACTTTTAAAACCAAATGATATAGCTGGTTCTGGATGTATTACTTTTTCTAATGGATTTATAGTACATTCTTCTTCATATAATTGCATCAGCAATCTTTGTGCATCTTTATCCATTTGTTTGTTTTGTTTAAAATTTTATACCGTTTTCAATTAAATATAAAATGTGCTTTTCTTTTGTGTCTAAAATTTCATTATTTAACCCTATATAAACTCTTTTAATTAAATCTAAATTAATTAAGTTATGTGCCCTTCTATGATTAAATTTTTCTAAAATAATAATATCTTCTAAAAATTCATTGTTATAATTCCAATGATGCAAATGATGCGTAGCTGGAACGTGTTTAAATTTACTTCTTAATCCTTTATATATCGAATTAGATTTCCAAGGCTTATCTTTATCCCAAATTTTCTGCTTATTTTTATAATCTAATCTATGATATTTTTCTTTTGAACGTTCACGTTCTTTTTCTATAAAAGATATATCTTGCGCTTTTATTTGATAATTTTCTCTTACATCTTTTTTATTACATTCTTTACACTTGTTAACCCTACCATCAGGCATTTGATTGTGTTTGTAAAAATCTTCTAATTTTTTTTCAATATTACATTTAAAACAAATCTTTGCACTCATAATTTTTTAATTTAAGTTATTAATACAAATATAATAAATTAAAACGGTAATTGTTTATATTAGAATGGTAAACTTATTAACAAAAAAAGGGGTCTTAATTTAATATCTCGACCCCAAATTTATCTAAAATGGCAAACTATCCGATACTTCTTTTGCAGTTGCTTCTACCTTTTTATCTGCTAATTTAATATTTCCATCAGTCCATACTACATTACCATTTCCAAGATATGTTTTTGGTTTCTTTGCTTCACGTTCTTCTTTAGTTTGTGAATCAGTTGCCGAAACATTTTGACCATACTGGTTTGAATCATCATTTACACCGATAGTGAAATTATAATATACCGCTCCATCTTTACCTTGTACAAATTTTTCTTTTGGTAATTTGTCTACTCTTAATGATAAATTAATTAATGCACTCATAATATTTGTTTTTATTTATTTGCTTACCTTTTTTTACTGTTGTCAGCTATTCAGTTTTATTTAATATTCGTGTATTTTTGTTATTTTTTTTGTGTTTTTTCTAACATAATTATCGATAAATTCTCTTGCGTGTTCTATGGTTGGTTTAGAACAATAATCATATTGATTCTCAATTGTTGACCATTTATAACCAGTAATCCCAGAATAACTATGCCATCTATTTAACCAATTTTTAAATTGAGGTATAAATCTACCATCTACTTCTAAAATTCTATATTTTTCCATAATATTTTATTTAGTTAATTCTGCTTTGACTTCTTTAGTCATTTTATACTTAGATTCTATATTTGCAATATTACCACCATTTTTTAAATAATCAATTGCTTTGTTAAATTCTGGTGTATTTTTATTTAACCATTTTAAATCGTCTTTTACTGGTGTTTTATCGTGCTTATTTATTGCGTCAGAATCTTGTGTATCATCAATCAATAATAAATTACCTAATGCATATTTTTTAGCGTATGAACTTGCAGAACCAAATTGTTGTGGAACTTGCATTCCTTTTTGATTTAAATCTACACCTACTATTGCAGTTGCAGAAATTTCATTTATTCCATTGTTATCAAAAATAGTTGCAGTAGATTTTAATATTGGTAAATGTACGTCAGTGTACATAGATATTAATTCTTCACTAATAATAAAAGATACACCATATTTTTCATTATAAGGCTTTAATGCTTCTAAAATATCTTCAGCACTTCTAAAATTGTATTTTCCAAAACTATTAAATTTTGATTTGTTTGCTTTAAATTCTTTTTGAATTGAAGACAGTTTTTCGTGTAATGTTAAATCTTTCATATTTATTTTATATTCTTAATTAATGTTTCTACTTTTTTTAATTCAATTAAAATTTCTTCAGCAGTTTCTAAATTCCAAGTGCATTTTGTTAAAAATCCATTTAATGCGGTTTTAAGACTTGGATAGTAAAAGTTTTCTGTAAACTCATAAGCCATTCCGAAATCTTGTATAACTCCATCTTTTAGCTTTTTAATTCTTGGTTCAAAAAATTGTAAAATAGTATTTTCCGAATCATAAATTATTCTATAATTTTTATTTAATTCCATTTTAAAGTTGTTTTAAGGTGTATATTTCTTTTTTGATTATATTCTTATATTCTGCTGAACATCGTTCATCTAATGCTTCAAAACAGTATCCAGATAATGTGTTGTTAATATTTTCTAATTCACAAATTCTATTTTGTAAACTTTGTATTTGAAATCTTTGGAAATCTAATAAATCCTTCATTTTATTTGTTTGTTAAAATTAATAATGCAATTAAAAATAAGCACCATCCGATAAATGCTAATACAATGTTTTTTAAATTTTCTTTCATTTTGTTTGTTTTTGTTGAGTACAAATATATAACTGTTTTAGATATAAAAGTGTTAATGAAATGTTAAAGTTTTAAATAAAAAAAAGGGTACTAATTAAAGCACCCTTTGAACAAACAAAAAAACTGGATAGAATATTTTAAAAAATGTTAGCCTTTCCCACCTTCTATCTAACTTGCATATTATAACTTTTAAGTATATGCTCCCGTTCCACAACCTTGTAAAGTAGGTTTTAAATCCCTTTAGTTTTCTTTACTTTCTAAAGCCAGTATTTTATTAGAGTATAACTCTATCATATCTATTAAATCTACATCCGCAAATTTAACTATTTTATGTGACTTAATATACATTTGTTCTGGAAAGTTATCACCAAATTTTGAACAAAGATATTTAGTATATAAGTATATTTCACCAGCTCTAAATACATTGCATCCTGAACATTGAACGTGGCAATTTTGTTCGTCCCAACGTGTGCTATAATGCCTTCTACTTGCCCAATGGCCATTTTGAAGTTTAGACCAATGGCTTTTTTTACCACAAGTAACACATTCAGCAATATCATCTATTGCATCTTTACGTCTTATATATATAGAAAAGACTGTGTCTAATTTTTTAACTAAAATACTTCTTTTAGGTTTCTTTTCCATATTCAAATATAATTATACTTTATTAACATTAGTGTAAATAACTTTTATTTTAAAACTCTGCATTTATAGTTTAATTTTGCGTATATTAATAAAAACAAAAAATATGGCTTATTCAATTAAAGAATTAAATTATTTAAAAGAAATCGAAAACCACAAAATTATATATGATGGTTATGATTTATTATGGTATTCCAATAGAGGTAACGGATTCGAGTTACATTCTATAAAGTGTTTTACTGATTATAAAGAAACATTGTCATATATTTATTACTGGGTTGGTAAGTATAAAAAAGAATATAATAAGAAAGATAATTATATGGATAATATGCTTGATGAATTATTAAAAGATATTCAAATTAAAAATATTTGTAAAAACAAAGAACTAAAATCAAAAGATAAAATTAAATATATTTTAAATATTAACCCAAAAATTAAAAACTTAGAATTATCTAAATTATTAGATTTAAGTAAAGCAGCAATTAGCATACAAATTAAAAACCTTAACAACTTGTAAATATTTTGTTAAGTTTTTTTCAGATTAAAGTGTTTAGAATTAAGTGTTTATGATTTTTAAAACAAGTACTATAATAGCCTTAAATTTTAAACGCTTTTTTCTTTAAATAAACATATAAATAATATCCAATAGGTATAATAAGCAACCACAAATAAACCCAATAATTAGCTTTTTTATCTATTTCTTTTTTAAATTCTTTTTTAATTACTGAACTAACTGTTTTTTGTTGTTTTTGTTCATCCTTATAAACGTTTTTATTATTTCTATGTAAACTATTATCTTTAGTTTTTTTATACGTTAAAACAACGTTTTTATAGCTTTTACCATCAATAACAATTTCTTTAGTAGAATCTAATGGTTTAATAATAAATTCATCTATTAAGATATTATTTTGAATTTCAATATTAGAAACTTCTTTTGTAACTACTTTAGTTTCTATTTGTGAAACACTATCTTTTTTTATTTCTAAATTAGATACAGTTACTTTTCGTGATGCACAAGACAAAAATAAAAATGGTATTATGATATATATATATTTCATTATTTTGTAAAGTATAAAGCAGATTCTTTTATTCTTCTATTTGTTAAACCTTTTGATTCTTTACCAGCTATTTTATTCCATTTTAAAAACTCTTTAGCTATATTAGCATCATTTGGATTAATATTAACTAAACGTAATAATGTACTATTTTTAAAACCAGTTGTACCAATATTATAAACAAAGCAAAATAAAGCATTGAACTGATTTTGTGTTAATGGTTTTTTAACTAATAAATTAATTGACTTTTCAAATTTAGTAGCAATTAAATGGAATAAATAATATGCTTTGTCTTTAGTTATTTTATCACCTTCTTTAACCTTTGAACCATCATCGTAAAAAGTATTTCCTAATCCAATAGTCCAAACATTTGCACTACATTTATAAGCATTTAATTTTAATCCTTCAAGTTGTTCTAGTAATAAAATTCCTTTTAAATCAATTTTCATATTATTCTTTTTTGTTTTTTTCTAATAAATACCATCTACGAACTGTATAACCAACCGTTAACAAGAAAACAATTATTTTCATAATATTATCTAAATTAGAAAAAGTTATTGCAAAATAAGTTCCCGTTAATAGACTTAATTTTAAATCTAAAAAATATTGTTTCATTCTTTTGGTTGTATTAAATAAATCTTAAATGCTCCTACTATAATAATAAATATTTTGAATATTGTTCCAACCCATTCTGGTGTATTTAATTGAACTAATAATTGCGAAAATAAATCTGTGCTTTGGTCTAATATTCCTAACAATACTAATGCAATAGGAAATAGTTTTTTATTTAATTTTTTCATATTAACTTACTTTTTAATAATTCTATTTCTGCTTTTAGTTCTTTTACTGCATTAATAAGAACATATGTTAATTCGTGACCATTAAAATTTAATATGTCAATTTCTTCTTCATCTGTTTCGTTTAATTTTCCTTTTATTGAACTAACACTATCTGGTAATATTTCAGCAATTTCTTGAGCAATAATACCAACTCCTCCTTTACCCTTTTCAAATCCACCTAATCCGTTATAATCATAAGTAATTGGATTAATTTTAAGTAATTCATTTAATCCTTTTGTGTATTTATTTATGTTTTCTTTTATTCTTGCGTCTGAAGCAATAGTCCATAAAGCAGTAGTTGGCTTAGCAGCACTATCTGTTGATATTTGTAATTTATATGTTGGGGTAGTTGTTCCTATTCCTACGTTGCCATTTCTTAAAATATCAACTAATGATGTTGCAAATCTTGAAAATTTAAAAGCAGAACTTGTTAATGTAGTGAAGTCAGTATTATCATTTTTTCTTACATTAAAAATATAATCTCCAGTTGTATTTGTGTCATTAGTGGCAGCTATAAAAGTTAATGCGGTATTACTATTTGATTTACAAACTATTGTTGGAGCAGTTGTTGAGCCAGAACCATTTCCGAATGATATAGAACCTGATAATTGATTTACAATATCCAAAGTTGCTCCTGATAATCCAGTAAATACATTTAATTTTCCACTCGGACTTGTTGTTCCA